CGTAGATGAATTATTCGAAATGGTGAAATATAATACCGATACGTATTACAAGTCTCAGTACTGGGATAAGAAGATTTATGAGTTCATTGAGAAATTAACTGATCTTGAAAGAACGATTTATCTTTATATGGGTGATTTATTTCACCTTAAGAAATATAACGATAGTTTTGTTCGTGGGATGTTTGATAGGATCTTAGCTTTCAAAGATAAAGAACCTTTAAGCTTTGAAGAGACTCAAGCTGAACTTAAGTTGATTGATGAGTTCTATGAACCGTTGGTGACGATTACAGTTTCTCATTACCTTGATGGGAAAGGGATTAAAGATAAGACCCATGAAGATAAAGATTACTATGGTTATATTGGGGCTTATGCAAGACACATGCGTAATACCTTATATGAATACAGTGATTACTTTAAATTCTTCATGGTGAATAAGTTTATTCCAGCTGAGACAGCATTATTCCCATCTGTTATTCGTAAGAGTGTATTAGGTGGAGATACTGACTCGGTATTGTATACTGTAATGCAATGGGTAGAGTGGTATAGTGGGACTATCGTGGTAAACAGTGAGACGAAGTTACCTGGTTGTTTATGTGTATATTTAATTAACGTGATTACTCGTCATATTCTTGCGATGGCTGCAGGTCAGATGGGGGTTGCGAAGAAATACATTCACAATCTTAAAATGAAGTCTGAGTATTACTTCGATGTGTTTATGCCAACTAACCGGACTAAACACTATCTCTCTATTGCAAGTATCCAAGAAGGGATGGCATTAAAACATCTTGAGGAAGAGTTAAAAGGGGTAGCATTAAAGAACTCTAAAGCACCACCTGAATTGATTAAGTTATTCCATGATGAAGCAGTTGGAATTATGGAATCGATTAGTCGTGGTGAGAAGGTTCATGTTAATCAGCTCTTTGATAAGATTGCTCAAGAAGAAGCGAACATCTTCCATTCTATTATGCGTGGGGATAGTCGTTTCTTAACAAGCTGTACGGTTAAGGCTAAAGAAGCTTACGTGAATCCAATGAGTAGTGAGTATTTCTATTACGAGTTATGGCAACACGTATTTGCAGATAAATACGGTGAATGTCCAGCACCGCCGTTTGTTGGGGTTCGTATTAAAATGAACCTTCCTAACAGAACGGCGTTAGATCTTTGGTTAAATAATATCAAGGATGAAAACATTCGTAAGAAATACATCGACTTCATGGAGCTACACGATAAGAAATCGGTTGCTTCTGTTATCCTGCCTGCGGATGTGGTGGCAAATATCGGTATCCCTGAAGAATTCAGACCGGCTTTAAATACCCGTAAAATGATCTTCTCTTGTCTTGAGCCTTTCTATATCTTACTTGAAGTATTTGGGGAATATCGTGTCAATCGTTGGTTAACCTCTATGGTGTTAGATGAGAGACCTGATCTGATTGAACCTCAGTTCTTAGCAGACTGGCGTGCCGATAAAGACGATACACTTGATGCGATCAGACGGAGTACGAAAGGTCAGGGTGAGGAATATGAATCGTGGGATAAAAAATTCTACATCGAAGAGGAACAATCTGATGAGTCGGAAGATGTAGAAAACGATTCAGATGAATAAAGGGCTTTAAATAGCCCTCAATCGACGTATAAGACGATTTTCATGTATAACATGAAGAATCGCATTGACTAATGATGATAATGGCTCTGTGGTCGATTCAGAGCCATTTGACTAAACTAGAAGGAAGCTTATTATGGCTACTATTACACTAAAAAGGGGTAACTGCTGGATCATTAAACTAGAAGCTGGAGATCACTATATCGGTCCTTACGGCTATGAGTGTCGTTTCAGTCCCGAACAATATTTACTGGTAACTGGATTTGCGGTGGTGGATATCGCACAGGAGGATAGATGGAACGACTGTGTTCGAGTATCAATTCCACATGGTACTAGACCAGAAGATGAGCCGACTGAAATACTCGCCGATAAACCAGACCCGGATGAGTGGGTGTATTTAATTCGTAAAAGCGGCGGTGCGACAGCTGGTGCTACAACTATAGATATGGTTAAAGATGCTATAGATTACGGGAAAACTGAAAAGGTCAGAGAAGTGATGGAACAGTCAAAACTATCAGCTATCGACGAACCGTTATTTTCTCTCAAGGATGTGCTACTATTCGGTGTTAGTATTGCAGCGGCAGTTTTTGGTATCATGAGATAAGAAGGATTAAATAAAATGGCAATTAGTATTTTCACAAATCGAGACTGTCAAATCCTTCAATTAACTAAAGGTGATACTTTAAAACTGGGTAACAATACTCTTATTGTTGCTGAGGGAATTAAATATCTTTTAACTGTTGGGTATCATGTCAGAATCATCATAGATGATCACAAGGATATCATCATTATTAGTAAGATCGATATGAAATCAGAAACAGCAACTTATTCAATTGAGTCAGAGCCCGATCCGGAAGTATGGGGTACATTAATGGATCATCATCTTAGTCTAATAACAGGAAGTGTTCATTATACCTATAGATCGGATATTATGGATCGTATCCTTAATACTTATGCAAAAGGTGAGTTTCCTACACTAAGGGGATTCTTATTCGGAATGATAGCGGGTATTCTCGTTACAGTTCTTATTTATTCCTTAACTTATTAAAATCGGAGCACAATTATGGCAAGCACAAAATTATCAGGTAAGCACAACTGGTGGATCGTTAAACTCGATAAAGGCGAGTTACTCTACCGTAATAAAAATAATGCTGTCTACGCAGGCAGTGATGTAGTAAATGGCGTGGTGAGAAAGGATGGTTATTTACTTGTTGTTGATCATGATTCGGTCTACATCAACCAACGTGAATATAATACTGATGTAATCGATGTTCATACTAAATCAAAAGAGAAACGCAGTAAAAATGCGGTATTCTATTTTGATGAAGTACCCAATGCGGAAAAATGGCAAAAATACATCCATAAACATCTTAACGCAATAAGTGAAGCGAATCCAAAACTTAGCTCTAGTGATCTTGGATATCCATCAATTAGTGATATCAAGATTGCGATTGGTCAGAAAAAACCAGAACCTAAAAATGAAGAAGGTCTCTTAGATGGTTTACCGACACCACTTAAATATGCAGCGGTTGGTGCACTTGCATTATTAGGTATCGCGATAAGTTAATCGATATTCGGACAGAAGTAAGAGGCATCTTTACGATGCCTCTGCTTTATGTTGTATTACCACTTAGTATGCCAATTTGGCTCGGCAGATTCCATTGATACTTTTGTGCGTTCAACTGGTTCACCTGAAGCTTTAAGGATTTCCTTAGCTTGCTCAATGATACCAGATGATTCCATACCAAGACCGACAGGCATTGCTGCGATATGGCGAAGCATTGCTGGGTCTACGGTCGCAGTATAAGACTCAAGGGATGGTGAGTTGTATTTATTGGCTTTCTCTAAGCCTGGCTCACCTACGCAGTCCCACGTGATAATCGAAGTTGTATACTTCTCTAAACGACCATTTTGGAAACGGTCTTTCGTAAAGCTACGAACTGAGAAGCAAACGTTCATATCTGGGTCTGCAAATTTTTGGAGGAGTACGTCGCGATATGGACCAGATGGTTTTACTTTACCACGGATACCAATATAACGATTGCCTTTAGCATCTTTCAAAGTTGTATCGATTACAACCTCTTTGATTGTGTGCGATTCGAATTTTTCATCGATACGCATCACACGTGCTACGTACTGTTCTTGAGTCTGACCTGGCTCAGGCATCGGATGACCTAATTCACCAATCAAACAACCTTTGCGTAAACGGCGAGCAAAGATACTATCACCGTTTAGAAGTTGTTGAACTGGATCTTGCTTATAGACGGCACCATAGCTATTTGGGTACTCTAATGCACCCAAAATCACATCATACCAACCTTGCGCATCAGGTTTCAATGTTCCTGCTTTATTCACACCAAGTAGTACTTCTGAGTTGAGTTTAATTTGACTCATGAGTATTTCCTACTTTCTTATTCTTTAATAAAGGCGTTTATTGACGATCGAATCAATTCGTCTTCCTTCGTGGAAGAGGAACTCATCTTTCGTTATCTTTTCCACTTTGATATTATCACCGACTTTCGGGATAAAATCATACCCACCGATATCCAGTAAGTTAATACGATAATAACCTGGTTCTAAATCAAGTCCTTTGATAAACTTCGTTTTCTCATCTAAATTGAAATACCAAGTATAGTTATAGATACACCCATTACGTAAAAGATCAATACCGATATTAGATAGGAATCCTTTACCAGCAATCTGACCTTTATATTCACGGGTATTCACACTGGCCGCAATCAACCAATGTTCATCCGTATAATCTACATCAGGGACAAGGTCTTTTGATGGTTTAACGGCAAGAGCATACTCCATCTTATAGATATAAATAGTATTATCTCTTTTACTGTCAAAAGCATTAATGAGATACCCACGTCCAATATCACCAAAACCAAGCATACAACCTAGTATACTTGATGAGGTAGAAGTACGAGGGATCGCTCTTGATTCACCATTCACTAACTTAGTTGAGAAACGAGGAACGAAGGATTTGATCTTATCGTCAAAGGAGATATGATAGAGCGGGGTGTTTTCATTACCCTTGATGATGGTCGCCATTTTAGAGAACTCGTCTCCATAAGCGATTCTGAGGCTCTCTACGAGCGATTCATATTCGGTCATCTCTCTATCCTTAACTTCTCAATACTTTTTCGATACGAGTCATTTTCTTAGACTTATCCGCAAGCGCAGAAGTGAGTCCTTCCTCGAAATAAGAACCCATTAACTTACTATAGGTATCCACACTACCTAAAGAGACATTTCGAAGTGGTACCCAAGAAGGTGGATTCGTTTTGATATCATCCATGGATTTTAATTTATCACGATACATGAACTTGTCATTCTTCGGATCACGAGCGATATTAGCGAGTAACATCTCAAGCACCTGTGGAATATCAATCAAGTTCTGACCAATGTAGTAACTATCCTTATTGTAGATATTTAAAATATCAAGATAATTGAGATACCACGGAATACGTGCTAGCTCAACAAAATAGTTATACATGAAGTAGTCTAATGTTTCATCCTTAACGATATTTGTATTAAGGACTAATGTATCGTAAGCATCCAACGAAAGTACTCGATAAACATCATCTTGATAAGTGAATTGTTTCATCTCAGCAATTGGAATGGTGATCATCCCTGGGATGGACAAGACAGCATATTTATTCGTTTGTGGATCGACTAAGGCAACGATGCCAAGTACCGTTAAATCTTGGTCAAGTTTAGCGAGCTTTTTCGTTAGATAGTTTTCTGGATAGATAACATCAAGTGGTTTCTTAACGATGATACGATCGTCTTTTGTTTCTTCTAGTAACCCTAAGATATATTTAGGATCACGAGTTAAAACCGATGATAGGGAGATATCATCGGTGATATCATTATAATTCATAGATAGATATCTCCTCTATTTTTATTCTGTTTTATCACTGTACTTAAGACGTCTGACTGCTTTTGAGTAAACACGGTATACACCGTGGATACCTCGAACAAGACTGACACTGACATCACTGATCGTTACCTTAAATACGTCGGATATCAAACGTTTCATATTACGCAGATGATCACGGTTTAAGAAACTTTCATCGATCCAATCATCGATATCAGAAAGACATTTCAATGATAGATCAATATTTCGTTCAATGAACTTACTTGATGGACCAGTGATTTCATAACGCTTCATGATCTCGATCAGATAGTTGATATCATCTTCAGCAACATGAGCTTGATAAGCAAATGGCATCAGTGTTTTGCTTTCTGCGATCTCATCATGGATAACACCAAACTCGTTATTGTGGTATACGAATCGAGTTGGTTTAGAACCAAACAGCATATAGGTATCATCCATCGCTGCTGACATCATTTGAGCAACACCATGATCAGTCATAAGCTCAATGTTTCTTGCTTGTCTTAAAAAGTCGATCATACGTAGAGTTGCAGTTGCATAAGCATCATAACCATTTCGTAGATCTTTTGCAGTATATTCCGCTTTCTTCCCATCAGTTGTCTTAACTTCAACATTCCAACCAAGTTTCGTGAGTTTCTTCAATTCAAGGAAAGAGAAGTTGATCTCACGTGACTTACGGATATCACCAATAAGATCCGTAAGATCTTTAATCGTCACTCCCACACCAAGTTTAGCGAAGAGTGCTTTGATTGTTTGCTTAATGTTCTCAAGGAATCGTTTTAACAACGCGATAATATTTCTGCCGAAGTTCTTAAGACTTTCGCTCATGCTTTCATTAGAAATGTCAACATCAAGTTCAGTTACAGACTCAAGTGCAATGGTCGTATTATCAATGAAGTGGTCAAGTGATGTCACCTGACCAACCCAATTACACTTTCTTAAACTAGCCATAAGGATTATCCTAGTTTAGTTCTCACTGTTGCGTTAGCTAAGATTTCTTTCACTAACTCATCTACAGCTACGGCGAATGTTGCAACTTGTGGATCTTCTTCACCGGTTGCTTTCATTTGTTGTTCAACTTTGCGGTAGAATGCACCTAAGGTGTAATGTGATAAACCGATATCTAAGATCAACGCTTTAGTGAAGTCGTAGATGTTATCGTAACCTTGCGTTGGTGCAAGTGATTTTAAGATACGGCCAGATAGGTCACTATAAGAGAAACCTGTTTCTGGAATCACGGTACCTGGTTGTACAAATAACGCAACGAAGTCAGAAGGTTCTTTCTTAAGTTCTTCAATGAACACTTGTGGGAACAAACGGATGTAGTTTGAACGGAACGCCGCTTTTACTGCGTTGATTTGTTCGTTGTAAGCACGGTTGAATTCATTTGCATAGCGCTCAGTATTCTCAAGTAAGTCATTAATGTTACCTGTTGAGCCTAATGCGACTGCACCTAATACCGCATCTGCATTACCACCTTGTTCAAGGTATTTTTCGTAGTTCGTTTTATAGACGTAAATCACGTTAGTGTTTCCATCTTTAAATGCTACGACTTGACCACCTTGATCAACTAAGTTGATTTGGTTGACGTAACGGTTTAATAAACCACCAAGTTGAGCAAATGTTTCAGATAAGTAATTACGATATTGAACAAGTGGAATGTTTACTGTGCCATCGATAACATCGTTAGCTAATAATGAAGCATGGATGAAATATAATACTACGATTTCATCCACTAATTCACTTTGTTGTGCTGCACGTAAACCTGTTGGGACGATATTTCCATTTACAAGGTAACGAGTATAAACATCCGTTAACCAGTTAGATGGATGACGTGCGATCATATCCACTAATGCATCATCTAATGAAGTATTACCTGATTTTAGAAGACCTACGATATCATCTTCATTACGATCCATGAAACCAGATTGGATAGTCACATTTTGGATTTGTGAATTTGCAAGTGGTGCATGACGCTGGATGTACTCTAAGAAGGTTTTGGTTTTGTAAATATCAGCAAACTCAATTTCTTGAATATCAGATACTTTATAGAAACCTTCGTTATATTGAGCGCGGATACCGCCTGCTACACGACTGATAAATGGTAACACTTGGTTACGTAATACATCAAGACGTTGTAACAATGGTTTTGCATAAATTTCAGCAACCGCTTCTAAATGTTGGCCATGACCTGATTGACGTTGGTAGTCTTTCATTTGATTTTCATCTAATGAAACCGCAACACCATTTTCTTCGATAAGACCTGGCATGGTACGACCAAGTAAGTCTTGGAATGTACCTGCTTGATTAAAGATAACTGCTGTACCCTGACGAGAGAGTTCTTCAGTTAAATCGTCAGCTAATTGTCTTGAATAGCTTGTTAACATCTTAAGCATTCTCCTCTACTGGGCACGCATCAAGATTGTTCTTGATTGCAAGTGCAACGGTTTCTTGGATGCGGCTTTCAGTATAACTACTTTCTACGCATTCATCCGACATTGGAGTAGGTTCAGGTAACTTTGCACCATTCCCTTCTACCTTATACATTACAGCAGTGACTAGCTCAATAATATTCGCTAGCGTGTAACGTGTGGTGTCTAATTTATTCATCATTATTTTATAACCTTATTGATCAGTTAAGATTAATGTTTTTACTACATTCGAATGTGGTCTCTTAAGAGACCGGCTAAGTGTCGACATAAAAGCGGGGAGGGTTGAACCCTCCCCTATGTCTTTCAACAACTTGTTCTAAGTTTTAGTTGTTATCGTACGCATCTAACGCTCGTTGTGTCACTAACTGCAAGAGTGTAGCAGTAGTTCCGATTAACTCTGGGGAACCCACAATACGATCCGAGATAGAAGCATAACCAAACATAGCGTGAATCGGTAATCCTGACTCGGTTTCATTCTTACCAGTAAACACACGACCCGTAACAGATTTAAGCTGATTACAACGTTGTATTCACATAGGTCGTTAATCTACGCAGTTCTCTTATGAACTTCCCAATCTTTCGACTGGATACTAGACTATATCAGTACGAATATCTTCGCACCCTCCTATTTCCATTTAAACGATTTACTTACTCGCTCAAAGTAATACGTACCACTTGGCTGTAATGGGCGTAACCCCAATAGTCGTTGAACTCTCCTCCCAGTGGGAGTTTCAGCTGCGGATTGTCCATTGTTTATCTTGAATTCTTTTACTTTACCCAAGGCATTACCCTTGGCCATCACTTCTATTGCTAGAGTGACTTAGTGATCCAAGCTTTAGGACTTCCCCGTCAATTAATAGAGGTTTCCAGCTACTACAGTAACTGGGGCTAATAATTAACCACGAGTTTGTCACCACTTGAAAACCCTAGATCAGTTTCGATGTAGATACGGATACCTACTTGACCCTCTAGGACTTCTTGTGATTTCAGTTTTAATGGCTCATCGATCTGTCCGGTCATATGACGTTTATCAGATAGCTTCATCTTCGTTCCACTGAAACGATATTTCATAATCTGGTTCACAACTTCTTTAATAGAAGGAGAGAGATCATCTTCATCGCAATAGTAGAAGCAATCGATCTTAATCACTTTACCTTTATATTTTGCTTTAGGTGAAATCTGAGAAAGTCGTTTTAAGATATCTAAACTACTTCCACTGAAATACCCCGCGTCACTAAAGGCTTGGTCTTCGATCAATACTAAACTATCATCGATATCAACTTCATCATTCAATTTAACCATGTTACGTAAATTATCCGTTGCATTCACAACGATAACGCGTTCTTTTACAACCGATGATTTAAGTTGTTTTGCAAAATCCATCGATACAGCTGAGGAGTCCTCAAAAGTATCATTTGATTCCACTAACATGACTCGTGCGTAAGTTTTATCGCACAAGATCACTTGAGTAGGACAAAGCACATCTCGTTGGAAGAATGCTTGGTTAAATACCAATACTTCACCCTTCTTGAATTTGTATCCTACTTCACGGTCGCATTTAATATCATGGCGGAAGTAACTTCCTTTTGATGAAGCAATCGTTACACCGATTTCAACCATTTCTTCGCCAAGGTCATCTTGGTTATAAGAAATAAGGACATACTTCGGTCCTTTCTCTTTGATAGCCCCGTCACCTTTTGCTACGTAAGCAAACTTCTCATCGACACGATGAGCAAGGACATTTTCATATCCAGTTCTTACGCAAGGTGGCATCGCACCCCGAATCGGGATACGGTGAGAGCTCTGAATCCCAGTAAACGTCGATCTTTTCTGTTTGTGAATATTGCCCTCAGAACCAGCTAATAATGTGTAATATTAATTACTTAACTGATGATTTAAAAGGAATCTGATATGAAAAAATTACTTAATACGTTTAACAGCAAGGACTTGGTAGAAGTCAGTACTGTTCCTGGTTTCTATCATATACCAGGTACAACAAGATATGCGCTTAATAAAGAAGGTCGGCTATATTCTTTTCTCAGAAAGAAAGTTCTTCCTGTAAGGGAGCTTGACCCAACCGTTAGATATAGATCAACTGTCATCTCACATGAATCCGGAAAGAATATAACTTTTCCGACTCACCGACTACTCGCTCTCATGTTCATCAACGATGGAACCGATAAGAGTAAGATGCAGGTGGATCATATCGACGGAGACCGTTTTAACAATAAGCTTGATAATCTTGAATGGGTTACCCCATCTGAGAATGTACTCCGCTCGTTTAGATTAGGTCTACGTGATAATAGTGCAGTATCCGTTGTTGTTTATAACCCTAAGACTAAAGAAAAGAGGGTTTTCTATTGTCTTGGCTACGCTGCATACGTGCTAGGTCTACATTATTCTAGCGTTTCGTCTCGTTGCAAGCATGAAGGTAAACGCATATATCCAGATGGCTACCAGTACATGTTCGGCGATGAGAATACCGTATTTCCAGATATCAGTGAGATAACTGATAAATATGGTGTAGAATTGCCCGTGGTAACCAGAAATGCTTTAACTGGGGAGATACTCCATTTTAAAACATCTAAGGATGCATGTATCGCGCACTCTTATTCGCCTGCTATGATGAGTAGCTATTTAAATGATGATCGACAACTACTAACTGAAGATCTCATTCAGATCAAGCCAGATGATGGAACACCTTGGCGTGAAATCAAAGATCCTTATCTTGATCTCAAGGAGACAAGTCAGTACCAACCTGTTACAATCACTGATGTGGTGACAGGTAAGCAACATCATTTTGTCTCAGCAAGTCTGGCGGCGCAATTTGCCAATATTCTAACGACCACATTACACTGGAGATTAATCGATCCAGATGCTGGTAAAAAGATATATCAGCCTGGCTATACATTTAAATATTACGATGGGAAGTGATAGGGCTTCCCTTGTCTTATGTTGTTAATTTTAGTATTAAGTATTTTTCCTATTTCTATAGGACAAGTATTCATGTGGACTATATCTTATCTAGATGTTTCTAGATCCTTCCGTTTCGGTACTTGTATTATTATACGTTCCCTACTCTACTCATTTATTCATTTAGATATAAGTAATATATCTAAACTATACTTTCGATAGTCTCTGCTCCTTCTTCCCTTTATATGGATAATAAAGTAGGAAGCTTGGATCAGGATTGTATCCTGGTTATATACTTCTCTTTCTTGTTACTATACCTAAGTGATTAGCTTAGCCACTTACCTATTACTAGAGCAAGCTTAGTAAAAGAGAAGACTAGATAGTTTCCCTGAGTTAGAAAGGTTTAACGACAACCAGAAGATCGTCGTGAGTACTAAATGGAGATAATAAAACAGGTGTAGAGAAGAGCTGTGAAGCATCTAACTCTTGTCCTGGTTTATGTTTACCTGCCGTACCCAATTTCGTGTCGAATCGAGGGTTAGCTGCAAGGAAAGTTGTAATCCCTACATCAGAGCTATCCACAGTGGCTTCAGAGATCACACCCATATCTGTATCACTGTACGTACGAGTACGTTTTACCATAGAACGTTTAGAGCGTCCACCTTCACCTGTAAATGTGACGTTTTCTTTTTCCTTCACATTTTGGATCGGGTTGATATCATCGATGATCTCCATAGATGGATCTTTAGAGAGCATGATCATGACATCGTTTGGTGGCATATCAAAACGACGTTTGGTCGTGATAGGTTTGGATTTAAATAGACGCATGTGATTTACAAAGGTGGAATATACTGCACCTGCAATACGTTCGTATCCTTTGATTACCATGTCATCCATATTGATTTCATCGACGTAATGAGAGGTAGAGAGAAGCTCTACTGCTCGAATGTAGAGTGGAACCATTTCAGTTGGTTCTTTCATGTATTCAAGCATCTCACGGGAACTATCATCAATGAATAAGTCTTGGATAAGATCTAACTCTCGTTCATATCTCACCGCGACACCATCTTCATGCAGAATAGCACCGTATACTTCTTTGGTATCAAAATCAAGTGCACTGTATTGTTTTAAATAACGTGCATAGTAGTTCATCCCAGAGATAATTAATTTATCACGGGTGGACATGATTGATTTATCAAATACCCATTTCTCATCAGCAAATCGAATAATCAATTGCTTACTGTTACGTTCGATTTGTTTACCCGCTTCATATTTCTCAACAGGTAATCTTAGCATTTCAACTAGACGTGCAAAACCGAGTTCACGTGCTAGGATGAAACCGACTGGCATCAATACACCTAAGATTTTCACTTCAGCATACTCATCTGGTGCTTCAAGTAAATCCATTGAGAAGACTTCATTGATACCAGTTGGTTTATTTTTCACCAACCATGTATCGTCTTTTGGGTTATACTGAACATGTTTACCAAATGATAAGATACCATTTTTATCCTGAGTAATTTTCGTAAAGTCGATCGTATAGAAAAGTTTCTTATGGTGGAAACCACGATAACGAGACATCAGTGCTTGGATGATACGAGGAAGATTCTTAATATCACTTCTTACTGCACCATACTGAATATCAGTATACGTCCCTTCACTAATCAAACGATCAACTTGAGATAACACCCAGTTGTCTAAGTTGTATTTCTTTTTATCTGACCGATTTAAGAAAAGTTTTCCGTAGTAGGTCGTTAATGCAACACGATCGCTGTCGATCTTACGGATAACACGATCTCGACGTTGGCTACGTAAATAGGTTCTTACGCCACCTTGTCTGATCGTACCGTCTTCATGGACTTTCGGTAATTTCAATCTTACTGTAGAAGGAGAACCACCTACAGGGGTAAACTGGATTACGTGAGTCTCGGTATCAGATGCAAGGTTTGAAGTATCTTCCACTTCATAGTTGCTCACTAATACACCTGTCTTTTGCATCGCAACGATATTACGGGCAATATCACGTTTTAAATCTTTCTTAATATAATCACGTTGCATATTCATGATCGTTGATTTAAGTAAAGACTTATCGGTTACCATTGGGATATCAGGAATTTCTGCATCCTCTTGGTTTAGGGTGATATCTCTTTTCTCATTGATAAACTCACCTAAGGTTTTTCCTTTAACAGGTGATTTCAGTGTTTTATACGTTTCGGCTGCTTTTTCCCAGAAATCGTTTTGTTTCTTGGTTAAACCAAGTTCTTCTGTATACTGGGTGACTTGTTTCTTAGCACCATGATCAACCAATGACGAAACCGGTTTAGTAATAAGTTCCTTCTCAGGGATCTGAGTTTGGATACCCACTAACTGGTTAACGTCAACAGGCGTGTAATTTTCTTTGATTACTGCAGGCTGTTGAATAGGATCAGGATGAGTAGGGCTAAGAGCAGAAGTAGCGGTATTAAGGTCACTGAGGTTAGCTTTGACAATTGTCTGAGCTTCGCTTGGTGTTCCTCCAGCGTGCGGCTGTTGGTTGACGCTAATAACGCTTTTAATTTCTGCTTCTGTTCTTGTTTGCGTAGATTCAGACTGTTTCTCCTCTACGATATCAGGTGGGATCAGAACTGTATCATCACCTTTATCTTCTAGGACTTCCGGATCTTGGAAGTCATCATCTTTTAATGTTTCTTCCGTGTTGCTATCATAGATAACTTGGATATCCTTGGTTTCTTTCTCATCGATCTCTAATGGATGTGGAATGAAACTGTTTGCGAGTTTATCCTTCTCAACAATTTTTGCTAAGAAACGGAGGAAACGCTTTTGGAAACGTCGTGCGGTAGACTGCGTAATATTTAACTCTTCACCTTCGATTAAATCTTCTGGCGATTCGTTATCTTCCTCATCTTCACCTAATGACTCTTTTCCGGTTACCCATCTATCCAGCAATCCTAAATTAAGTAGGACGACTGTATTGCCATATAAACAAAGTAAATCGATTCGGTCTAAATCTTTCTCTTGAATATATTGAGCGAAGAGGGATTTTGATCTTGTATAAGGATCTAACCATTTCCAGAAGTCAAGGAGTGCTAATTTTTCATAACTATCGAAGATCTTGAAATAAGATCGTTTCATTTCGATAGCTGCACGTTTTAACTCTGGGACTTTTGGTAATTGTTCAGGGACATGGAACATCATTAACTGATGACGGTTAGTTTGTTTAGTATAATAACTAATCCCATTTAAATATCCCTTATATTTCGCTTCGAACTCAAACAGATGACGTCTTGGGTTATATCTAAACTCAAATCGTCTACCCATCAATGAGTAGTCCACAATCATATTCCATGGCCGTCTTTCTCTGAATGAGAAGAACTTACGTTCATTTCTTGCCCAGAAGATACCTGGATTCTTTTTGTGGTAGGCTTTAATTGCAAGTCGATAGTTAAAGATTTTCTTTTTATAAGGACCTGCGATCGCACCTGCGTAATCTGTATGGTGGAAGGAAACCTGTGCTTTCTTTCTATTCTTAACGAAAGGTGATTCTGGTGAGATACCAAAACTCTCTTTCATGTTTGGATAGAAATAATGCAGGATGGAAAGATCGATCTCCTGTAAGTCTGCTACACGATGAACTTTTGGATCTTCCATCTTAACAAAGTAACGGATACCTTGCTGACGATAGACCTGTGGATATCTTGCCTCTAATGACAAGATCAGTTGGTCTTTATCTATATTTTCCATTACTCACCTCGTTTTGAACGGTAACCACGTGGTGGTGCGGTTAAACCTAAAGATGCTCGAGTTACGATATCGTTTTCGATATCATAAGCAAGTTTACCAGTCGCACGAATCACGGAGATACGTTTACCAGCATTTCTATTGATTTCTTCTATCGCATCTTTACTGTGGATAAAGTTAGCACTCATCTTGTCTCCGTCAACTATATTTAGACTATATCTTAGTATATACCTGGGGGTCTCTCAGATATACACTCCTACCGTTTCGGTACTTGTATTAAAAATACTTTCCCTACTCTACTCACTTCTTCATGACAATATTCCTATTGTCACTATGCTTTCGATAGTCGTTGAACTCACACGTCAGTAACGTGCTTTGCTGCGCCGATTGGCCAAAACCCTTACTCGTTTCACTATCCCCCATTGATTGATTACTCTAGGGGTGTCTACCTGTATTACTACGGTAGAGTAGTCAGTAAGATAGCGTTTAGGCGTTCCCGCAATTAGATAGGTTTATGCTGACCCTGACGGAATATATTTGAGTCAGCTCCAAGTTCTGGTAAACGAGATCCATGTGGAGACATCGTTTGGAAGAAGCTTCCGTTTAGAACTGGATATTCAAGTGCAAACTCACCTGTTGGTTGTCCATCTTCATATTTCTCAAGACGGATAGATGGTGTCGTGGTCTTCACGTAGACATCACCAATATAAGAAGAACCATCTCCTGTAACTGGGTAACGCGTCATTTCGACTTTCTTCTCATTCAATGCCTGATGACTAATCAAGTACAACCATTCGATATAAGTGATTGGTCTTACTTTATCTTTATCCCAACCATTTGGTAATTCAGTGATATCAGATAAGATTTGATATTTCTCATCATCTTGATAAATCAATCCAAGATAATGACCATTGATCATAATTGGTCTTGTTTTGAAACTATCTTTACTGAATGCATCGATAGTCGCTTCATTACCTTCTATTGTTACCCATCTATCAATTGCAATATCATCTAACTGTACATTCGTACGAGTTAAACGAGTCGGGTGAACAAGATAAGCATCACCATCTCTTGATGGGAATGACGTGGTATAAAGACGATCATTTCTCATTAGATAGACGATGTGCGGAATACTTCCTTTTAAACATTGGAATAAACCAATGAGGATTGTATCCACCGTTGGGGCTGAAGGGTCACCTAAGATATCCGCACCCATATCCATTGATGAGATAACATTGCGCGTACCTAAGAAAAGATTACGTGCACCGAAGCGTGATTGTAAGAAACCTTTCTTCCCATCTAATAATGAAAGGAAGTAATCGTAAAGGTCATCCACAATCATCTGCATGTTAAGACGAACGTTGTTGATCTCCGCACCTTGAAGTGGGCTATTTTCTAAACTGTTTGCAAGACGAAGTAAACGACGATAGTAGTCATTGGATTCATCTTCAGTTGTGCGACCGTTTTGTGCTACTTGCAGATCACGAAGACCTGCGGGTAATACGAGGTGATTAACCAGAGTTAGTTGACCACGGTATTTCTCGTATGCATCGATCATTTGATTGCGTCTGGCTGAAGTATTACGTTTAAACTTCAGCTCATTAATATGAGAGAGAAAGAAGTGGTATCCCGTATCTGCATCATCGTCACCTAAGTCTGCAGGATCAAACTCACCCGTCTTAGAGTTCCAAATAGCAAATGCTTCACCGCGCCAGATGCTCTCATAATAACGCTTGAGTTGTTTAATCCAACGTCTTACCGTTGGGTGGATCAACTCCGTGTTAAGTTTGATATATCCAAACGTATAATCTCGATTCTGGGAACCGACTTGGCCAAATAGGATTTGGCTATAAAGTCCTCCAGGATTGAAGTCTTCACTGGTACCATCATATATCTCCGTCGAGGTAATACGCGGAACACGTGCTAGACGTTCTTTTGTCGGGATTAAGAGCTGGACATCAAAAGGTTTAATGGGTGTTGTCATAACTCACCTTTTATTCCTTTTACATCTAAGTGTTTTAAATTTTTTAACGTTAAAAAGTTTAGTGTCCAATACTAGTTGCCTAATATGTGGACATAGGTTGCAGGCTATGTTTTCGACATTTTGCCTAAGTAAATACGGTAAAATGTTAACTTATTCGTTATATAAATAAGCCTTAATAAAGGAGTTTTGTTATGGCCAAAAAAGACGATCTTGATTTGGATTTCGGGGATGATGACTTAGATCTGGATAGTTTTGATCTAAGCTTCGAACCGACTGAGAAAGTCAAAGATGATAGAAGCCCCATCGTTAAAGATGCTGCCAATGTAGCAGAAGGGGTGAAGAAAGCCGTCTTTAGTGAAAATTCCATGCGACTCTTATTGAAGAATGCGGCACCAAGAGAATTCAGAGATACTGCAGATCTGATTGGTGATACGGTTTATTCGGTTCAAAATGAATACGATAAGACCATGCAAAAACTTGCACCTTCAATAAAAGAGTTTAAACGAAGTGCAGAAGCATTTCGTCGTACACTTGGTAATGCCATTCCAGAAGGAATGAACAAGTGGCTGGAGAGTAAACTAAAAGAAGATGGTGGTGGTAGTAGAGGTCCTTCACAAGAAGAGATCGCAAACCTGGGTATTGAGAAAACAATCCTTGGTGTATTCCAACAGCAACAACAAGCTGAGGGACAGGCAAGACAAGAACAACAAGTCATGCAGGTCGCTCAGGCTAAAACCCAAACCGATCAATTAAACAGTACTAATCAGGTGGTTAATCAATTAACCCGATTAGTAAACTATCAGGAAGGGATTAACCTTGGTTGGCAAAAAGAGATGCTTCGTGTTTCTCTACGCCAATACAACGTACAAGCAACCTTATTAAAAGGATTCAGTGAGTTTAGTCAAAACGCACTAAACCAACTACAATCAATCGTTAAGAATACGGCTTTACCTGATTTAGCAAAACAAACCGATAAAGAAGTATTAAAAGATATTTCACTAAGACGTTTCTTTGGTTGGAGTCAGAATACCTTACGTGATAAGTTACGTGGTAATAAGCTAATCGGTAAAACAATCAAACATCTTTCCAATAAAGCCAACGACATGCTTGTCGATCCATTGCAAGAACTGATGGGTGGTTTAACTACCATCATGGATATGCAAGGTCAAGCCATAGAAATGGAACGGGAGATGGCAGCCCTTACGGGTGGTGCTGTTTCTGGTGACCAGAAAGAACTGATCCGTCAGCAACTCATGCAGAGTATCGGTGAAGGGATAGGAAGTAAGTTCTTCGGTAGTATGGGGATGCGTCTTGGCACTCTTGCGATGAAGAATAAAACCATCGCTGGTGCGGCTGCGAAAGCCGGTAACATCAACGAGACAATTGGTGATGTACTAAACAACTTCTATCGAAATGGTATCCAAGCCGGTGAAGATGGTAAACTCGGTTTAGTTGGAAAATGGTTAAACTGGTTTAGAGATGCCGCTGATTTAGATCAGATCGTACAACGTGATACTAAAGTTGGTGCTATAAATTGGCATACCTCTAAGAATCTCCACGATCCGAGAGCCTTTGATAATTATGCGCATAAATCAATCACGGAAATCATTCCGGGTTATTTAGCACGTATCTTACAAAGTAGTGAAGGGATTCGTACTGGTCACATGCCTGATCTATTACTCTTTAGTAATGAACGTGATACCTTCGTAAGTAGTAGTCGCCATACGAAAGATTTAGCTGATACTTTATTTAAACGTAACAGTGATGTTTTAAATGGTAACCTCGATAGCTTCGTTGAGAAACTAGGCGGTAAAGATCTTACCAGTGAAGATAAATTACAACTTCGTAAAAACCTAGTTGAAAGTATCCGCAATGGCGAAGGCATGGATTTACATCGTTTCATGAAAGACGATGATAAGTTAGTGAAAGGTTTATCTTATCGTGGTTTAAGTGAACTTCGTAAAGGTATCGGCAGTCAGGTTAAATTCAACGAGAATGGTAAAATTGCATTAGATGATAAAGAGTCATCTGATAACAATCTTTATCTCTATCGTCGATTCGATCGTCTCCGTGGGGATATTCCAAATTTTGTTGATCATGTTAAAGATCTAGCACGTCAAGGTCTCGTTAATACCGATACACTTAAAGCCATGGGTATCGTTGCGGGTGATGGAAAAGATTCGCATTCGATTGATACTGATAAACTTTACGATATTCTTCTAAGTGGTGATTATAGCCAATACATCAAAAATGACGTATCCGCTCAAGGTGCAATTCCTGTTGGTGGATTTAGAAGAAGAACAAAAGGAACAACAAATGAAAGACGTGGCGCGTCAGCTCCGTATCTATCTGGAGTTACTGGTACTGGTAGTCCTATTAGTCCTAATGCTGATTATTTATCTGCCATTCGCGACAATACTCGTTACCTTGAACAAATTGCTCAAGATGTTAGTGCCTTGCGTTCGCGCGCTCAAGGTAATCAAACGTCAGATAGCGAAGAAGATAGTGGACGCGTTAGCTGGCAGACTTTAGATGCTTCTATTAATATCCAAACCTCGGCTATTTTAAATAGTCTTGCTCGTATCAATCGAAACATTATTGATATGGGTGTGGGAAGTGGAAGTATCAGTGATGATAAAGGTCGTGATATTAATTCTTCTGAGATGACTGATAGTCTTATCAACTGGAAGAAATTAAAACGTTACACTCAGGATGGTCGTGACTTTATTCAACGTAAAGCCATGGATCTTTATCAGAAAGCAAAAGACAGCACGAATAAATTTGTCGGTGCAGTAAAAAGTAAAGTCCTTAATCCTTTATTTAATAAAGGAAGTGAAGTAAAAGAAAGCGTCTTACTTAAATTCGATTTATATTCACCTGATAATCTTAAAGAGCCATTAGTTAAAGCACGTGATTTAGCTTTAGGTAAATACTGCGATATCAACGGTAAAGTGATTCGTAGTTTTAGTGAACTTAAAGGTCACCTCTGTAAGATGGGTGAGGATGGCAAACCAGTTGTCGTTGCAACTGTAGAAGAACTGCAAAATGCGGTCGATAAAGCGGGTAATAAATTTGACATCAATAAGATCAAAGGTCTTGGTGCAAATATCCGTTCTTGGATGCAAGATAAGATCAGCCAGATCTCATCTAACCTTAATATCAGTTCTCAATTAAATCGTGCGAAAGATTTCGGTCGCAAAGTGCTTAACCGTATTACGGATGCATTGGTTAAAGATGTTTACGTTGGAGATGAACGTTCGCCACGTATTACTGCTAACCAGTTAATTAATGGTGTTTATTTCTGTAATGGAAAACCATTAAGACAAGTTCGTGATATTGTTAATGACGTAGTCGACCACGATGGGAATGTGATCTTATCATTATCTGAAATGCGCAATCAGGGTTTATTTGATAAAGATGGTAAGCCTTATAAAGATGTCCTTGATAACCTCATTAGTAATGTTATCGTAAAACCATTCCAATTCGGTAAGCAAATGCTTAAGGGCGGAATTGATTTCTTAGGTTCACTTGGCAATAAATTCAAAAGTTTATTCGGTGGTGTATTTGGTGGTTGGGGTGAAGGTATCACCTTTAATACTAAATGGACCAAACGGATTTATGAGTTATTAGTCTGGAAGTTTGGTGGTCAACCTGACCATCACATGAAGGATATTGCATCTGATAATATCAGTCAGGCAACAACTGGTGATATCGTTAAAGATGCGAAGAAACGTGCTGAATCACTTAAGAAACGTTTTGGTAATGCGAAAAACTTTGCTGGTTGGATGGCGGATAAAGCCAGACGAATGGGTGAAGGATTTAACGTTAAAGATGGTATTCAAGATTATCTAAACGAAAAAGCCGAGAGAGCTAAAGCGAAGAAAGAAGAGCGTGAAAAAGCACGTGCTGAGAAAGCTGAGAAACGCAAATCAAGATTATCGTTAGATGGTCTTAAAGGTTTCGGCACAGGCATCATCGACCGCTTTACAGGTAAACGCCGTAAAGGTTCTTGGATGGATCGTGTTATGCAATACGGTAATAAAGATTCAAGACGTGGTATGATGAGTAAGCTCTTTGGTCGTAAAGGATCACAAGAGGATGCAGGTCAAGGATTCTTATCTAAACTTGGCATGTTTATTCCAATGATCCTAGCGGCAATCAAAGGTGCACCTGCAGCGATTGGTAGTATCTTACTTAAACCATTCCAGTGGATTGGTGGTGCACTAAATGGTGTACTTAAAGTCGTAGGGGGTGTTGGTGGATTTATTAAAGGTGCACTAACAGGTAAAGGTACTGGCTTAGGTGCAGCTGCGGGCAAAGTTGTTCATGCAGGTGGTAAACTTGTAGGACGTGCTGGTTTAGCAGCGGGTAAGTTTGTGGCGAATACCGCATTACGTGCTGGTACTGCATTACTGGGTACACCAACAGGTTGGGCATTACTTGGTATTACAGCTGTAGGTTGGTTTGGCTATAAACTCTGGCAGTACTATCGTGATAACTTCCAAGAAATGGATGAGTACCGTTTAGCAGGTTATGGTATCCACCCTAACAATGATGTTGGTCGTTCTAACGTTATCCTTGCTTTTGAGAAAGAGATGGATAATGAACTCGTGGTTGACCCATCAACTGGTTATCTCCAAGAGAAAGAAATCGACATGAATAAATGGGCGGCATTCTTCTGGAATGAAGAGGCACAAGGTCCACTTAGCCAACAACAAATGCAAGATGAACAATTACCACGTTTTACCATGTGGTATAAACAACGTTTCTATCCGGTTTATAAACGTCATAAAGAAGCATTATTTGCCATGATGTCACAAGCCGAACATGGAACGTGGAGTAACATCAAGCAATGGTTTAAAGGCGATAATGGTCGTGAGCTTTATAATCTTGAAGGATTAGATGATGGTTATAAACCTTCATTCGTCCGCATGTCATTCTTGGATAAAGATAAGAATCCAGGTGTACCTGATATCTATAGCTATACTTCATTACCATTCAGTGACTATGAAGAAGGTGGTGTAGGTTACGATCAAGTTCGTTATTATGCTGTTCGTGTAACGGAAGCATTCCGTGAAGATGAGAAAGATATTGTTGAGGATCTTGACGATAACAAGAAAGATGGAACTGGAAATGGTTTCCTTTATGAAGATCTCTTTGCAAATCGTGATAAACTCATTGCTCAACGTGAACAATATAAAGCGGATGTGGAAAATGGTAATATCTCGATCAATGGTCAAGATAAAGACAACGTCGTGGTTGCGGGTAATGCAGATACGAAGGTTAAGATTAAAGTTGGTGATGGTGCAGAAATTGAAGTACCATATATCGAAGCAGTTGAACAATACGGATTGAAAGATAACCGTGTAAGTAATCTTCAAGCGATGCGATTCATTGCTTATGGTTTACTTTATAATACAACTGACTACTTTAGTCGTAACCACATGGAGGTGATTCTTGAACTTGAAAAAGAAGTTCGAGAAAACCACATGCGTTCTGAATCACGTGATGGTGCTCAGGGTAGTGTGACTTGGTCTTCTGGTGAAGATGGACTTAAGAAAGTCTGGTCTTTATTTGCTGTTAAGTTTGGTTTCAAAGAACAAGATGAAAACAACTTTAAGATTTGGGTAGAATGGTTTAAACATCGTTTCTGTGCGATCTATTTTGGTTTACTTGCGACTGCTTGGAGAGATATTAAGGATTTCCGTGGTAAGAATGCAAAAGACCTTGATAAGATTGCGGTTGCAGAACAGATGCCACTCGCTAACTTCTTAATGAGTAAACCAGTTGTTGACATTATCAAAAATGAATCTGATAAAGTTAACGATACGGGTCGTATCATCTTTGCAGGTGTGGCAATTAATAATAGCCCTGATGCGATGAAAGAGTTCTATGAGAACATCAAAGCAGAGAAAGAATCTAAGCCATATGAAATGCCTTTATCTGAAGAGAAGAAGAAAGCTCTTCAAGAGAAATGGCAAAAATACATGGCCGATGAAGAAAAACGCCGTGAAGAAGTGAAAGCTGCCTTCCAACAAGATAATGGAAGTGGCCGTGGTCAATATATCGATTCTTCTATTATGGCTGCAGACAATACTGCTATCAGAAATGATAGCGTAGAAGGCTATACCAACAATGGTGCGCCATTAGAAGAGGGTGGAGTTTCTACACCTTCTTATGCAGATATGGCAGGTACTTATCAAGACAGTGGTTATAAACCACCTTCAGCCTCACAACAAGAGATCATCGATGAGTACGTTAAATTAGCTCGTGCGGATGGTGTTGATGATAATCACATCGCCATGTACTTAGGTATGATGGATGCTGAGTCTCAACTTAAACCTCAGTCTGAGAATATGAAGTATTCAACTGAGAACTTGTTGAAGATCAAACGTGGTGAGAAAGGTTGGGAAGGTTACGTTTCAGTACGTAATAAACTTTCTGGTATGAGCGATGAACAAATCGCTGCTATCTCGAAAGATCCTAATCGTCAGCAAATCCTTGGTAACTTGTTCTACGGTGGTAGAATGGGTAATGGACCAACTGAAGGTTACATGTACCGTGGTCGTGGATTAGTTCAGATCACCGGTAAAGAGAACTACGTTAAGTATGCTAAACTTGCTGGTTACCCTGAAGTCATCGCTAATCCTGATCTCATGAATGATCCGAAGATTGCTGTTGCAGTTGCTCATGCTTATGCGAAAGATCGAGGTCTTTACCGTAAAGACTTTAATGGCATGGTTCAAGGTATCGTAGGTAGTACCGGTATCGGTGATGGCATGACCAAACGTATGGCTGCCTATAAGAAACATCTTGCTAATATCGGTAAGTATGGACAGGGTAGCGGTATCACAGGTAACACTTCTGAAGATGGTACGATTACCATTAACAAAGGTGATACTGGTGCAACGGTTACTAACAATGTTCCTGGTATTGCAGGTGCTCAAACTGGTGCAAATATTGCAAGTTCAGTATTGAACATGCAGATTCCACCTGTAGGTGCTAAAACAGCTTCTCCGAACTTCAATCCTGCTCAGTATGAAGATAGTATCTTGGGTGGTAAAGTCTTTAACCCTGCGCAGTATGAGAACGTAAACCGTACAGGTGGTAATGGTCCAAGTTATGCACCATTACAAACGCAACCTGGTCAGACTCAACAAATTAACCAAGCTATCCCAACCTCATTGGGTGGTCCAGTTAATAGTACGAGTGTTTCTCCTGCTGAATATAAATGGATTCAGATTGCAAGTAAAGAGATTGGCGTGAAAGAACAAGAAGGTTCTTCTCATAACCCTCGTATTCTTGAATACTTTGCAACTTGTAACATGAAAGGGGTAACAGATGAATTACCATGGTGTAGTGCATTTGCCAACTGGGTTATTACTCAGGCTGGTATGCGTGGTACCAATAGTGCTTCATCACAATCCTGGTTAGATTGGAGTGGTGGTCAACGTTTCAATAAACCTGTTTATGGTGCGCTTGTTGTATTCAAATGGAAAACGGGCGGTGGTCACGTTGGTTTCGTTGTAGGGATGAAATCAGGTAAATTAGCGGTACTTGGTGGTAACCAAGGTAACATGGTTAAGGTATCAGGTTTCCCAACTAATGATGTAGTCGGTTATATCTTACCAACGGGTGTTCAACCTGTTTATGATATTCCTGAATATAAAGGGGATATGAATGTTTATAACAGTGGAAATGATGCCCGTGCTGATACGCGTGGTCCAAGTGTTGAGAAAGGTGGCAACAGTAGTGAATCTGCTTTAGCGGCTGTCACAGGGCAAGGTAGTACACAACTCGCACCAGCGAATCCAGCTGCAGATGTTGCTCAACAATTAGGTAGTGATACTTCAGTAATACCAAATATTGGAAGTAGTATTGCTCCCGAGCTGAATGCATTGCGTTCACAGATGGGTACAGCTACACCAACTGGTACTCCAGTACCATCAGTTGATGGTAGTGCTGCTACTGGTGATACTGCAACTCAACCAACTGGAACAGATACGTTCAATATGGCTCCTACATCAAGCGCTCCTGCGATTTCTAGTCCATCTGATAATATCGTAAGCAGTCTTAAACAAGCCTTCGTAGAGGGCTCTGCAGAGGGCAATAAACTCATGACAGATCTACTTAAACAACAAGTAGAACTTCAGGGTATTAATAACGATACGTTAGTTCAGGTGTTACAAGCAATCCAAGCGAATGGTGGTGCTGTAAGTGGTGATAGTAATATGACACCAAGACAGCGTGAGGAAGCTGAACGCAATCAAAGCTCTCCTGCCAATCCAAAGCAGAAGATGACTGAGAACATGACAACAGGTCCTGTTCGTACTTCAGTGAAAGCTTAAGCTTATTAATTTAAAATGATGAGGCTACTTCGGTAGCCTCTTATTTTTGTTGTTCTATCAAATTTATAAGTATATATTATTATTTTGAGATAATAAGCGTAGATCTCGCTATCTCACAAAAGAAAACTGTGCGCGTGATTGGAGTTATGACATAGGGGGAGGGTTACCTAATGGTAACCCTCTTGTTATTAACATTCCGTTAAGGAGTTAACTATGATCGATTTCAATCGAGCATTTGTACTCGTAACATTTATTCGAGCTCTTGGGCCAGACGATTTCTATTCAAGCTGGTTCAAGAATACCGAGAAATGCATTGACGCATTATGCCGAGATGACTTTTCGAAGTTCGATCGCCAATATTGTTGGTGTGAGTACAAACTTGTCGATAATGTATTTCGACAATTATACGGGTGGTAAACACCCATAGGAATAGTAGTGGTTGGTGTGGAAGACCGCCACTACTACATTATATTAACTGTCACTGTAAGAATCTAATAGGGGGTTTAACGTGACTACAGTTGTTTATAAAAACGGTACACTTGCTACCGATACTAAACTCGTTTTAAATCAGGAGAATCTTGATGCTTCTGGTGATATCATCAATGGACTACTTAATAATCCAGAAACAGATGAAGTAGATCGTGGCATTCTATTACGTTCTTTAGATCTCATTAAAGGTGGGGTGATGAACCTCCATCAGGATGGAAAATTTATTGTCCTAAATAAAGAACAACGATTTCGTTTACATGAAGATGATATCGATAATGAAGTGGTTGCTATCGCTGGTGTGGGAAACATGCTAGCTTTCGCTGACTTTAAGAACTGGATTGATGGTACAACTGAAAGCCTTAATGAATTCTGGTATCGTTATAATGCCAGAATGATTCACGATGCAGAAAATGGTACTATTACCTATGAACAAGCATTTGGTGCTTTAGTGGAACTCATGTTTATCACCAAGAAAGGTTGTTATACTTGGGGTATCAATAGCACTAAAGAAGACTGTCGTGATGAGTGCTACTACCCTAACGATGATAAACTTGCTATCATCATGGGTTCAGGTGCACAACGATTTACAGATGAAATCATCTATCGTATTTCGGTTGCAGAAGTAGCATGTAAACAAACACCAGAAGAGTTAGTAAGAATTGCGATGGAGCACGATGAACTTACCGGTGGTGAAGTAAAAACATTTATTTATCATTAAAGAGGTGAACAATGGATAATTATGGATTAAAAATAACAGGGGCGGATGAATTAGAAACCATCCTACCGAGACGTTGCGATGTAATTAAACCGCAGGCAAAACGTCGAGTTGAACATGCTTTACGTTTCATCGCGGATAAAATACGCAAGAGTGTGCCAACCTATGATAGTGTTATTATCGTAGAGGCGGAATTAATCAATACTTATAGAGGTACCGATATGATGCCTTGTCGTATCACTGACCCGAACATTCAGTGGTACCTTAGACAAGCAGGGTACGATTTCGAATTCATTAACAATAGTAGTAGTATCATGATTACCTGGGGTAAAATGATCTGGTGATATTAAAGAGGTTACTTCGGTAACCTCTTATTTTGTCCATTTCTTTTTTTTTTCGGACAGAAGTAGAGGCATCTTGACGATGCCTCACTTTGTAACAACTAACAAAATTTACAAAAGGTGTTCAATGTCTCATCAAAAAAAAAAACTGAACGATTGTATAATGTAATATATACATAAAATAATCAATGGTTTCCGTATGGAGAACGTGTTACACCTGTCATCATACCGAAGCGACGTTTACGTACATCAATACGTTTATCATCTTCTTCTTTACGAACAAATGAGTCCACGGTTCTTGTTTCAATACCATACCCATCCAGTTGTTTATTAATCACATTTAAACGCTGGCTAATTCGCATTCTAAGGGCTGCGTGAGAAGTTTTAGAGAATTCCTCAACTAATTCATCAGCTTCTTGTTTAAGTTTCTCTATGCGCTCTAATTCAACGAAATCATCTTCACAAAGTTGTTTACCATCCTGAGTCACATTGATCATAGCGCGTCTTGAGTCGATTCCATAGAAATCGATATTCTTACCATAACGAAGTAACCAGTTAGCAAGTAACCAAGCGATACATGAGTCATCGTGCCCATCCGCACTGTGGTCAACACGACCCGAGTCATCCACTTTCAATTGAGCAAGTTGGTTCACTAAGAACTGATCTCGCATCACATGACGGGATTGTTTTGCTGCTTCATCTAATACTTTAGAATAAAGATGCGTACGGGTTTTCTCAGAAGTATTGAAACCAAAGTACTGGCGACATTGTTCGATATCGTCTTTAGATGGCATTCTGTTACGTTGCAAGATCATATAAAGATCAGGCTTCAGTAACTTATTATCAATAATACGATTGAAGATACGTTTAAACGGATTGATACCAGCATGGGTAAATGTTAACAAGATCGTATCGATGAATGTTTGAGCAGACGATTTCTTCTCGATGATGAGTGTCACATTTTCATATTTACTCATGAAATCAGCTAGCCATTTCGCTGAGGTTAAAATTGAACCTTGACGAATAGATACGGTGGCTACAATCGATAAGTCAGTTACATTAATCAATACTAACGCAGTACTGTCTCGACCGATCTGTTCTGAGGTATCGACACCGAGAATACACTTATGCGTTGCCATGTATTGAGGAATTTCTTCCTGATCAATATACCAACGGATTACGTAGCCTGTTGAAGTCATCTCATTGTATTTTGCCATACGGATGGATTTATCCATATCCGCTAAGATTGCTTTGGGGATGATATTATCTTTACCACCTTTACCCCAGATTAAGAAGTAGTCTTTATTGATGTCTTCATCTGTAGATGGAGCAGACATGATACGAGCGTAGAACTCTTCATCTGAAATACCAAGCATTCGATGAGAGAATTGCATACTCACCAATGGAACAGGTAACCCTGTTTGGAAGTTGATAAATCTCAATGCTTCCTCGTGGTTCTGCTTATCGTAAAGTCCTTCCGACCAAGGACAGCCACTCACAAATAAATCGTAAGCATATTTACCTTGTTTGGTTGACAAGTCACCTGCTGTGGTTGTATAAAGTCTTCCGTAAAGCATACCGGCTGCTTTCGCATTGTTGATTGCCGCATCCATCGCTGAGGATACAGCCGGTAACATCACCCAATTGTATTTTACGAAAGCGATCTCATCCACATGGAGTCGTTCGATAGTATAACCACGAGCTGCGTTGATTGCTGATTGTGGGTCGTTCTGAGCAGGGATTAAGTTTAGAGTATTCATCTCCTGAGCGTAGTTGATGTAATCCTCGATATCTTTATCCTTACGTGTTTTGATCCACATGTAGGAAGGTAACATCCCACGAATCGCTTTAAGACGTTCCGTATTCTTTACTACCAAGGGTCTATCTTTAGTAATCAATAATCCTTGCGTCTTATATCCATACACCATCACGTTATATACGTGGAACAAGTCCGCACCAACAGATTTACCTGTCTGACGTGGTTGGATTGCATAGGTTGAGAAACAATTCAGTAAACACCACCACATGGCGATAATAGAACGGTTAGCTTGCACTCGGATACCATCAGTACCAGTTGCAGGAAGTCTTGCGACCTCACGTAACCAATACCAAGGATTTCGTTTACACTCAATGATCACTGCCGTACAAAGTTCAGCAGGTAATTTGGGGTCGAACGGATCGACCCCTACGAGACGTTTATCAAAAAGTGCGAGTGGAAACAAGCAGTTATTTATCCCTTGCTTTTTAAGGAGATTACAGAATCGAATGAACGACGTGTTCGTCGTCTGGAAATCCGCTATCGCACCAGGATAACGTAACCAGTCTTCTTGATAAAGTATCATTTTATTATTACCTTATTAGTAACGTAAAATCATCGGTGTTACTGAAAGATGTTGCGTTTCAGTTGGAGATAATTTACGTAACCATTCGATTGTTAATGTACTACCTTCTACCATTGGGAATTGAGGGTTATTCGGAATAGCAATTTCTTGGTTCCATTTACTGATCTCAAATTCCACCGATGTACCATCTGGTGTAGTTACACTAAAGTGAGTCGGTACGGGTGCCTTAGCTTCAACGTTCTCATCAAACAATGGTTTAGTTTGATAATAGGTTCCTTCTAAGAAGAGATCTAATGAACGGAAGTCAAGATAACCGTTTAAGTTAATACCAATCTCATCAGCACGTTCACGACGTGTCATTTTGAGTTTAGTGTTCGCACCATAACCAGGAGTTTGTGATACGTGGTATTGAATTAAGTACGGTACATCGTAGTTCAGTGGATTACCGGATAAACCGATTTGGAAGTTTTGAACATGGCGATAACTATTTAAACCGATATTAAGTTTAGATAACTCTAATGCAACAGAGATATGCTGAACAGTACCGAATTTCTTACCATTAAACATTTCAGTATTTGCACCTGGTTCAATGTAATCAGTTACGTTCAATACGATATCGCGGTCAAGGTTAAATAACCAGTATTCTAATTCGTAACCCGCAGCCGCATTTGCCCAACGAGGGACTGCCACTAAGTTCACTGAGTAACTACCATCGACCTCTAATGTACGGTAACGATAGATTTCGGTGATGTGACGATCTGCACCGATGGAAGCATTCCATGCCAGTTCATTATCGGCTAATTGATAACGTAACCCGAATGAGTTTGTTTCACCACGTAAGGTTGAGATATAATGATCTAAACCTAAGATAGAGAAACGTCCACCATCGATCGACAATACACGATCACTACCATCACTGTAATAGACTTTAGCCATTGTGAATAAACCATCACGTTGAATATTAGATGGGAATTCCACTAGACGATCATCAGATGATGAAATAAACGGACTGATTAACTCGATACCTGTTACATAAGCCGTTGCTGCATCTAAAGCACGTACGTTAGCTGCATTTGCTACGATAAACGTATTTTCACTACATGCTTTACCAGACGCAGAATAAGTTACTGCGGTTACTACTTCACCGATTTCAAGGTGTTCAGTCGTATGGCAAACTAATGGACGTTTGATTGCATTACTGTCATCAAAACGACTACCGATAGTAACAAGTGGCACGTTCTCAGAGTAGTTATCGAGGTTGTTATTACGATACTGAGAAATCACTTTACCAGTCGATGAAGTATCACGACCTTTGAACAACTTCATATAAGCCGTATCAGTACCATATTGATGTAAGTTCACATCGACCATCAGTGTATGCGGAATAACACTCTTATCGTAGAAGATACGCCAGGTTTCAGATTGATAACCTGGACCCACCCCTCTAAACTGGTTGAGTTCACCTTCATCTTCTTTTGCAAAAGTTAAGTTTGCAAATGTTGGGATAAGTGTAGATTCATCCACACTTACCACTTCTTTAAAACGGATGATACCACCACGGATATCTTCAACGATATCACCGACGTTTGGTACGTATAATCCTTTCGAATCCTGACCCATATAGATCTGATTCATATTCCATTGACGCCACCCGCGTTTTTCGTTGCGGTCTATAGACGTGACGTCTGGAGTAGCTTGATTGAGTTCATTTAACTCCATCTTATCCTATCCTTTTATTCTGTTACGTTTCGACGAGTACGTGTTACCTTAAACCAACCATTCAATCTTACCTTATTATTTAAGTAAGTTTGATTGATATGCTCAAGTAATGCGTAGATACGATGATGTACTACAGTAGGCTGAGCTTGGTCAAACGGTCTTGGGTCAACGATAGCAAAGTCTTCATCGTAACCTTTAACACATGGGTCGCTGTTTAATAAGAACTTAAACTTACTAATCAATCTCGCAACTTTCGCTTTATTGTGATAATCAAACTCGATATATTTTCTCTCGTTTGCTAACACGTGCGTAATAATTGCAGACATGAAAGGTGAGTACAATTCGTATTTTCCATTTACCACAACATGTTTTGGTAATTTCTCACGTTGTAGTCTGGTTGATAAGTAATTGATGATATCGATCGTGTTTCGTCTATCGGATTCTTGGAAACGATAGATCTGACGATAACCCGCATAACCACGTAATGCAATATAATGATCATCGATTGAGTACGGGGTACCATCTGGTACTTTCACTTTTGCTTCACCGTATTGATCATCGAATTTCAAGAGATGTGGATTATAAATACCACCACCAATTGTCACACGAGAGATGCGGTTTTGGTGTAAGTCATAATGATAATCAACGGAAAGTTTACCATCGATAACGTAACCTACTTCACGTGGTTTATCAACGGTTTTCCCATCACGACTAAAACCTAATGCACGATAAGTGATATGAAGCTCGTTGTGTTCAGTCATTCCTTTCAGATATTGTTTTGAGAAGATAATGACACGTGGGAAATCAACACGATAATCGATATTTTCAATTAATGCTTTTCCATTTAACCACACCGCAATTTTAGCAGGTGCGATATCAAGGATTTCATTGTTCTCACCATAGACAAGAGTAAAGTCTACCACACCATCCGATGCCGGTACTAAGATAAGATCACGACAAAGGAACTTATCATCACCAACGACATCATAACGAACGTTAGTTGGATCAGAGTTAGTAAACGAAAATCCATTATCACGTTGAACGAAATTCGTCGCCACATTCGTGACATCTATATAACCACCTTGGTAAGTTATTACATTATTTAAACCGAGTACTTTTGCGATTCGGTATAAACGGTAGTTAGATACAGCGTTTGTTGTCACGTTGACTTTATCACCAATACCAACATCTTTATACAATGAGATCTCATGAGAACCTTTACCTGAGATCGCCTCAATGTAAATTGTTCCTTCATTAACCGGATAATACTTCATGGTATCGGTACTATAGTACCAACCTAAGAGTAATCCATCTCTATCATACTCATAAACCGTACAACTTTCCATCAATCCAACCGGAATAATGAAGTAGTTCTTATTCGGATCTTTCGTAATCGATACGTTTGGATTAGCTAAAGCGAGTGATGCTTGATCATACCCATAAGCATCAAGGACACGTTTAGCTGTGAGTTCGTGTCTAAAGCAACGCATTAGATAGTTATAATCTGATTTCTCAAGTTCGCTGGCTTTCCATACATCGATATTAGATGCGGTATCTGTCATCGCATCTAAACGTTTTTCATAATCAAGTTGATATAACTCCATGACATGATGACGTTCTGCAATGAGATTACGATCTAATCCTGACTCATGTACTACCACTTTTAAATACCAGTTATCGATATCGATTTTCCCTTGCATGGTTGTCAGTATAGAGAGAAGGTAATCAACCGGTATTGAGTAAGCTTGATGGGTCACCATACGTAAACTGTCTTCACGGTTACGGTGATAATAGTTACCCATTTCAAATTCAGCATGTTCAATGGCATCAGCTAGTGTTGCTTCTGGATACAGCTTCATGTAGTTGACGATTTGAAGTCTCGGTACGTAGATCGGGAAGATCTCGATATCATCACGATAATGGATCTTTCTTTTATCTTGTACGTGTTTTAACATCAGAAGATATTTATTACATTTATCCAAATCCGAATGGAATGAACGTAATGATTTTACTGAGTGATATTCGACATGTGTAACAGAGCCATCATCTGACATTTCAACGTAATCACCGTAGTTATTACCCATGATTTTATTGGATGGTCTACCGTTGGTGAAAATAAGTGGGTTATGGTAATCTTTCTCATAACGATCGTTATAAGCATTAACCATATCACTTAAGTCTGTTCCTTTCTTATAGATACGACTATCGACGTAAACACGTTTGGTACGTTCAGTTTGGTTATTTGTTTTCCAGAAATGACTACTTCTAAAGTGGAAATAGATTGGTTCAACACCAAACTTAATACCAAGATCACCATCTTCACGGATTGCAAATAAAATGGTTCCATCTTCTTCTAAGAAATAGAAGACATTACAAAGCGGAACTAAAATACCTGCATCATTATAAACACGAACAAGGAAGTCAGCTTCTAAGCACCATTCTGTAATTGGTATCCATCTTTCTTTATATATAGACAAGTTAAACTCATCTGGATAGTTCCCACCAATCATATACATGTGGAAACGGTCGTTGTTATTTGGAAGCGTTAGTAAACGCTCAAACACCATGGTATCAATAATATCTCCATTTGCATCCGTAAGCTGGGCAGCCTCGATGATGTATTGCTCATCTTCATAAGGGCTACACCAAACAAGCTTAGCGGCATGTTGGATCAGATATTCTTGATAATAAGGACTAATCACAGCCATGTTTTCTGTTTTCCTTATTAAATAAAATTATTCGTAAACTGGACCGAAATATTTCGCGGTATTACTACTTACGAAAGTTCCTAATGTACCATTACGATCTAAACGTTTCATGATTTGACCTAATGGTAATTTTTGATAGAACTTATTCTTCGCACAAGTGAAGTTAATGGCAAGCCATGCTGGTGGGAACTCAATTGCCACAGCCATGGTTTCTTTTGGATTCCCTTGAGAGATCCAACCGCCTGCAAGCATAATAGTTAAATCACCAACTGTTAATTTTGATAAACGAGGTGACCAAGCAAGCTCACGAATTTTCTTCATGAATGAATCAATATCTTTAAGATCAGAGGCTTCTAACATTTCAACAATTTGCATGTGTGTACCGATATCCACTTTCATCTTACGAGATAGAATCGTTGCGATAGAAGCAAGTTCTTCTGGTTTGATATTTTGGATATCTTTTACTGTGCGAGTTGCATAGAACAATTGAAATGCTGCCATTAGCCGTAAGGTTGATTCTGGATCTAAACCTAAACGACGTGCTACCGTTTCAGCAACTAATGCACCGTAAGTATTAATCGGTAAATCTTGCGTTAAGATCAATGAATCCGCATCTTTCATCCACTCACCCATTGCAATAGCATACACCATAATGAAGTTAGTGGTTTCATTTGTTCTATTACGATGGATGATATCGTTTTCTAATTTTACTCCAGCATAAGCACGGAAGTCAACGACGATAGTGGGTTTTTGTTCTGGTAACTCAATAATAATTGGTTGATAGAAATAAGGAATCTCTACTTCACCTGCTACACCTAAAATACGATAGGTGTCGAAATCATATTTCCCTTCTTGGTCAATCGACTTCACTTGTTTGGTGATTACCATCTCTTTTAATTTCTGCTCGAGCTTACTAATATTAGATCGACGCAGAACCATGGTCTCATATGGACTTTTCATGTTCATCTTTTATATACTCATTTAGCTAAATGTGGTTTATAGTTGATTACTCTATAACTTTGACCACCTACGTCTAGGTGTAAATGTTTACAGAGTTCGTATCATATGTCGTAAAATCGACCCACCCTAGATCTTAAGCCATTTCATAAGCGAAAGACCGAGGGTAGACCCCTTATGTCTGGGGTATAAAACGACATAAATTTCTTAATTAAGGAGTTTATTAATAGTGGGAACTGTAGGAATTCTAGTCACCCTACTTTATTTTACTTTGATAGCTCAAGAGCAATAACGGTTATCTCCATCTAGTACTGGGTGAGATAATAAAACTAATATATTAGTAACCAATAAATAAAGAGGAGTTTCTCTATGGTTATGGCTACATTTGAGCCGCACAATAGTACCCCGCTGATTTGGTATCCGGGTACGAAGGATGAATCCATCCGTGCTGTTCCTTACGTTGCACCAGAGATCCCGATGCATTTACCAGTGGTATTTACTTATGCAAGTAAAGGTCCATTCAATGCAGTGATTAGCTCTGCTTCTTCTGCAGTAGCTTTATTCGGGGAAGAGATCTTTGATGAAAAGAGTCCATATGGTACTTTAGCAACGCCTTTTGCTAACCTATTTAAAGAATACGGCAACCCAATGATGGTACAACGTCTTCATCCAAAAGACATGCCAGCAGAAGCACGTATTTGTTTAGCGATCGAATGGGTTAAATCACCTCAGTTCCGTAAAACAGTTCGTACTGTTTCTGGTGAACACGAAGTGGATGCGAACAACAAAATCGTATTAAGTACTGAAGAACCAATCGAAGGTATCCTTGCAAGATGGCGCGTTATCGCGATGCCATCAGATGGTAAACTTGGCACATTAGAAACTCGTACTGGTACATTACAAGTACGTGATGATGCAACCAGTCAATCTAAAATTTCTCCAATCTTTGAATTCAAAGCACAATGGAAAGGTAAATCTGGTAACAACATCGGTCTTCGTTTCAGTGCACCTAACAAACGCGGTGGCTTGACTAATGCTCAAGTAAGCACATTGTTAGATCAAAAAGCTTACCTCTACAACATCCAAGTATTAACACGTCAAAACGAACGTGCTGATGGTGTTGTTGTTAAAACTCAAACCGGTGGTAACGCGGTTCTTTGTTCATTCAAAGAAGGTGCATTCGATATCAATGCAGGTAATGCTTCTATCGACTTCGAAGAAATTTTCTTAGATAGTTATCAAGACTTCGATACTCGTGGTGGTAAACCAGCTACTTACGGTGATATCGGTAGCTTCCATTTATATCGTGAAAACTTAGAAGAAGTTCTAGGTGAAATGTATAAAGTTGAAGCACAAACCAACAATACGGCGTTAAGCACTACTGAAGGTGTTGAAGATGGTAAACATCTTATCAACTTCTTTACTGGTCGTGACCACACCAACCGTCCTTACAATGCCATTTACGTACAACGTGAATTAGATAGCAATGATGCGATCTCTATGGACAGTGGTAAAACCTTCTGGTTAGCAGGTGGTGGCGATGGTACTATGAATAACAAGAACTTTGACGCATTAGTTAAAGAAATCTTTGATACCATGGCAACCGGTAATGAATTACACCCTACTACTTGGAGAGACCAAGGTAAATATCCATTCCGTCAAGTATACGACGTGGGTTATTCTACTGAAACTAAAGTAAGTCTCTATAAAGTACTTGGTGTACGTCAAGAAGCTAACTTAACGATGAGTACTTGTGACTTCATCAACAACCCTAACCAAGCGCCAGCTGTGGATGCAGAAGAATCAATCGGTGCAAACCTTGTTTCTAAAGCACGTAACTACGTAGAATCTGAACTATTCGGTACAGGTGCAATGCGTGCAGTAATCATCCCACAAGCGATGAAACTCATCAATAACCCACGCTATAAAAAATACGTTCCAATGACGTATGAAGTAGCACGTATGCGTGCGCAATACATGGGTCAACCTGGTGGTATGCTTGCAGGTTATGGTTATGATGCGCCTCCATACAACCACGTATTGGAAGGTAAAGAAGTAACGAATGCTTATATCCCTGTTGAATCTCGTATTCGTTCTTGGGATAACGGTGTATCATACTTCATCAACAAATCTGACCGTGTCGTATTCTGTCCTGGTCTGAAAACAGTTTACAAAAACGATACCTCTATCTTAACTTCTGATATCACAATGCAAATCATCTGCGATATCGACTATATTTGCTTCCAAGTATGGGCGGAGTTAACCGGTAACAGTAAACTAACTGATGAAGATTTCATGGAGTTATCTGACACCATGATCCGTGACCGTGTACGTGGTCGTTATGATGACCGTGTTGTGGTTGTTCCACAAACTTACAAAGACACGAAAGACCAAGCTCAAGGCTACAGCTGGACATGTAAAGTAGATCTCTACGGTCCAAATATGCGTACCTTGAATAAATCATTCGTGGTTGCAAAACGCATGGAGGACTTGACAAATGCCTAGTGGTACTTTACGTAATGGACGAGTTCTCATCGCAAAAGACTCAGTTCTTAAGAATAAAGTTGGTCTTGCTAATGGTGTTTCTGATGTTGTTGCACGTCTTGACGTGGATGGTCAGAATGGTCTTAGTACCGACTTCCGTGTATTGAATGCCAATACACCATACACCCGTAATAACGTTCTCTGTTTCGTACTTGAAGTACCATTGTTCTTCAAATACATCGGTAACGATAACGGTAAATCAATGGTTCGTGCGTTTAAAGCATTGATGGAAAACAAATCGAAGAAAATCTCTGGTTTGGATTCATCTATCAAAGCTGAATACGTTCAAACTAACGTAGGTGCAAACGAAGTATTCGATGTATTCTCTCGTACTACCCGTGAAAAATCAGAACCAACTCATACTTGGGATGATGTAATCGGTCGTGGTATTAGTTTATTCTTCGAAACTTGGATTGTTATGGGTATGGGTGATCCGATTACTCAAATCCCTGGTGTTGTAACCACTCAAAAATACATCACTGAAACTAACAACCGTAAATCAGCTGCATTTAATGCTTACAGCTTAATGCCTGAAAACATCGCAGCAACTTGTATCTACATCGAACCAGATCCAACCTGTACCTATGCAGTGAATGCATGGTTGTGTACTAACATGATGCCAGATAACGCTGGTGATCGTGTGGGTGAAATGGATAAAACCGCAGGTCGTGAGACTCAAGAGGTTACTGTTAAATTTACTTGTCTTCAAGAAATTAACAGCGGTACAAAAGTACTTGCAAACAATATCTTGCAATCTCTTGAAATCCGCGGTATGGCTTCAGTAGACCGTCGTGCATACTTAGGTGACACCTATGAAGATATCGTGAAAGCAGGCGAAATCAAAGTTTATGATGATTTAGCATCAGCTGATAGCACTGGTATCATGCAACAAAACTACAAAATGGCTCGTACTGAGCATACCACTAAGATGAAAGCTAACTTTGCGACTGATAAAGCGCAACAAGAACGCTCTACTACCATGGGTGTAGCAGCTGGCTAAGCTTAGTGATACGTTATAGTAATATAACGGACAGAATAAGAGGCATCCCTTGGGATGCCTCTATTTTTGTTGTCTCATCGTTTAATTGAAGATTACTATATATCTTGAGATACACTTCTAATACATTCACGGCCGTGACCTCGTTACTCGATATCAGAGAACGCAATATAACAAGCATAGGACGACAATCTTGGTTTAGGCGATGAATCGTATAGGTTATAATGAAATAACGCTACACGGCGTGATTAAGACGGATTAAACACGACTATAGATTAATGTAACTATTAAACAGGAATTATTTCTTTCATCTTCACTTAGTTTGCAAATAAAAGTTTCATTTGAAACCAGTTCTTATCCTAGTCACCGTCTCTAGGACATTTTATCTTTCACCTTAGTAAGAATTTAAATAAAAAAAAAAAAAAAATAACGACAAAAAAGAAGGGCATCATAAAGATGCCCAGGGAATTTAGAATGTTAATCAAGTTGTATTATTATAGGATAAGGGTGTCACCCTGGTGAGGTTGATGAATATCGCGTGACCATACGGAGCGCAAAGTTCATCTTTGTAGACCGAAGAAGGTAAAAGTAGCGATACAAGATGAACAAAATAATGATGGTACATGCTCGATGATAATCACCAGGGTAGACTTAGGTTTCGTTCTGAACAACTACTCAAGCCAGAGGACTTATGGAGATAAAGGAAACACCATGAAACATGGTACCATCATTAGGCTGAGATACTGTAAAAGGGAAGATGCTAGCAAACCCATATGCCATTCAGAACGAAAAGGGTTTGGTTATAGGGAAAGACGTATTATTAATAACAAAAGAACCGTTCTATGCTAGGATGCAGAAGATCCGCGTGCAACCGAACCAAAAAATCTTATCCCCATAACCAAAGAGGGCGATTGACAGAAAAGTCTACAACGTCTTAAGAAAACGTGAGAAACAGAGCACAAACCACTTTCGTTGTACTTACTAGGTATTCAGGCCTTTCTATTTTCAACTTTAACTTTCATAAGGAGGATTCCAATGAAGAATCCATATGGATAGCGTAACTGAATCATTAGTTTCTTATCAAGAATACCTGACTGATCTGTCAATCAAATTCATTTCATATAATCGAGCAAGGGAGTAAGAAAATACTTACTCCCAGCTGATCTTTTTAGAAAACTGTGGGCGTATGATAAAGTCACCTGCCAGTGACCCATAGGAGTTATCATGTTTCCACATAATAGTACAAAATAAAATAAACTTTTATTTCTTAAGATTTATAATAGTTCATCGCAAGAGTACGAAGAATAATATACAACATCACCCCTGAACGTTCTAAAGAAACTAGTTTACCTTTTAGTTTTGGTTTCACCTCATAGATAAATCCATCAACGAGTTTACGTACTGACAATAATGTTTTATCGTTAGCTTTACCTGATAATAGGTTTTGACGTAAACGATGCGCAATCTGAACAAGGTCATTGGTTTTTAATCCTTCTGATTGGATTAAAGCAAGACTGTAGATCATGACATCATGACGGGCATCTAAGATTTTATTTTTCCATTTCGGTGAAGTTTGATTACGCACCATAAAGCTTAAGGTTTCACGAAACGTACTTTTCACTAAAGTTGGCATGGAAGATTCAATCACATAGAGAAGATCTTCTTTAATGAAACTATTCTCATCGGTAAAGATCTTATCTTGATAGTGTAAGAACTGACTTTGTTGTCTGACTAAATCACCAAGGTATAATCCATCAACACTCATACTTAATGCTGAAGTCGAGATCACTTTCTCTTGATCATCTAACACCTGTCTAAATACTGCATTGATTTCTACAATCGATTTATTGATCTGAGATTTTACGCTATTAAGCTTACGCACTACCAATTCATCATCAAAGGTATCGAAGACTTCTTGCTTCGCATATTTTGCATCAGCACGTTGATCGTCCCCAATAACAAATAACTCGGATTTCATTTCGATCCAGTTTTTCCAACTACCTGCTACTTTAAGGTCAAATCGACGTGTAAGACGTTCATAGACCTCGGTACTGATCTCAGGTGAGGTTTTCCCACGAGAGAAGTAATTATTCATCACAGAGGTCAAATAACGGGCTACCATGATCTCCATGATCACGAGTTTTAATCCATCACGTTCTTTTTGACTTAAGTTTTTAGAAGTATGAGCACGATGCATCAGATACACCATCCCGATACTTAAGATATTACTACTAACTTTAAAGTCTTTATTGATCGTCGGTAAAGCATAAACGAAATCGGCGACTTCATCTTCATCGATCCCTAAGATCTCATTTAACCAAACATCATCATCGCTACTCATCCATTTCGGGATATATAACCCAAATGATGCCGTAGAGAAGAATCCCACATGTTCACTATTACGGCTGTAAAAACGATTACGCCATTTCGTTAAGCTCTCAAGGAGCTTACGATTGATCTCCGTCTCACAATAGTGATCGAAGATCTCTTTTAAATTACTAAAACTCATATTCTATCTCTTTAAATATAGACACATGGCATTGGAAGGGACATAAGGCAGAGATACACCAAAAAGATGTATCTCTTAGAACCTTAGTTACCTACAGCTACGTAGTGGATTGCTTCATAACCGGTGGTCGTCGCATGTCGACCAAAACCACTTCGTCTACTTTCACGATGGTGTACCACAAATCCAAAACGATCTTTACTCGCGATCTTAGGGTTTACCCGCTGACCTGAAGTACCTGTAAAGTTTACTGCAAAACAGTTATTCGGGAATGCGCGATGGAAATTCACTTTATCGCCATCCCCTGTAAAGGTTCCCCACATGATGATTGCACCACCCGGTAAGATACTATAACCATTCTCACCACCTTGGGTATCACTGGTACCGGGGGCTTCTGTAATCCAATAAGTCATTTACTATCTCCCTATGGCGATATATTGACCGCCGTTAGCATGCCAAGCATGTTTACCCCAAGCACTAAAACGGGTTCTTTCGATATGATCTACCCGTACGTTTTCAAAGTCACCTGAAACATCCGCTTGGTTCACTAACACCATAAAACATTCATTTGGGAATGGTGTATGGAAATTATGCCATCCACCTCCATATTCATTTGGTATACCACCCCATTGGATCATCATTCCACCCGGTAGTATACTATAACCATTTTCTGCAGTACGAGGTTCTAGATTCCCCGGTGCATTTTCTATCCAATACGTCATCTTAAAGATATCCTTCTCTCTCTTATCGACCAAATGCGATAAAGGTTGCGTTATTTAACTGGTGATCATATTTTGCTTTCGCCCAAAACATATCCCGTCTGATCTCGCCGATATGCGGGTTCTCATAGTCATTATTCATCGCACTTGCATGTGGTGTCACCACGACATTATAGCACACGTTAGGAAACGGTGTGGGGAAGTTATGCCATGCCCCATCATGATTCCCTGGTAATCTCCCCCATTGCATGATAGTACCACCTGGTAATACCGTATAGCCATTTGTTGAAGCATTTGCTCCCATCCCATTAGGCCCTTCTGTTATCCAATAAGTCATAATTCTTTTTCTCTCTATCAAAAAATTCCCGAATACGAATTTTACTCTACTTATACTCTCTTTTCTCTTTATCTGAGTATAATGTATCTATTCTTTATTCAGTATTCTAATTCATCTTTATCTCTACTAAGTATACCCTCTCTTATCTCTACTTAGTACTATACGTATACAGTATATCTCTTTTCATCTCTATATAACAACAAAAATAAGAGAGATAAGGTTATCTCATCTCTCCATTATCTCTATCTCTTTAGTGTAATGTAAATGTAAAATATTATTATATTTTTGTAGTATATGTTACTGTTCAATTTTTTCACTATATATAAGGGGCTTCGCCCCTTATATACTATACTTTATTTTTCGGTGGAAGGATGTCGTTCATTCGTACTATACTCAATCCGTATATTACTCATTCACTCCTCTCTGTATTAGAACCCCAACCCAGATAATTTATTCCGTTTCATTCAGATTCGTATACACTCATCTTCATTACACTACATAAATTATCTACCCTTCCCCTTAAGAATTTTTATTTTTATAAAAAATTAAATAAATTTAATTTTAGGAAAAAGGAAAGATGTTACAAAGTAACATCTTGCTTATCTCATTCCTGTCTGGTAAGAAGTATCTTACCAGGGAATGATCTTTATTTGAGTAAATCCTTTTTAACTATTGTTTTAAGAAAGATTACTATGGCGGTTTATATACCGCCTAGTATACACTAAGGATTTACCAAATCAATGGTTATGATATCAAATATATAAAATCAACAAAAACGTATCAAGTAAACGTTTTGATGATTTTATATATTTGGATTACCTGAGAAATGTTTTATTGCTTTTTCTTAAAAGAGAAAAAGAAAACCTAAGAGAGATAACTGAGAGCCGGCGGCGGTCGTGGATCGGTTGGCTTGGCGATGAGCGGTGCAGTGAGTGGCCGCTCGGCTATGTGATGCTACGAGGCTATATTATCTTAGTGTAGTATATAAGCTATATGACTTGATGATGGATGTAAATCTCCACGCTAAACTTCTTTTTACTTTAGTACGCTTGTAGTGATATTAAACTTTCTTAACTCTGCTTAAAGCAAAACCAAGATTGAAAGTATCCAGACTTGGAGTATACCAGTATGAAGAAATCGAATGGGTGCATTTATGCAGCCTTGTTGAGTTTATTTCTCTTACCAGGAATAAGTGAAGCAAAAGCCTATCCAGACACGCACCGTTTAACGGGTGTCTCGTCTTATTACGGTGGATTCCACCACGGACGTAAAACTGCAAACGGGGAAGTGTTTAATATGAATGCCATGACGGCAGCGCATAAGACACTACCCCTTGGAAGTAAAATTAAAGTCACCAATCTCAGTAATGGGAAAAGTGCTGTTTTGAAGGTCAATGACAGAGGCCCTTATAAACATGGTCGTATCCTTGATGTCAGTCAAGGTGCGGCTAAGAAACTAGACATGATCAAGACAGGTACGACAAGAGTCAGTATCGCGGTCTTATCATCGCCTAAATCGTAAAACCGATACTTAAACCTGATATCACGTATCAAAGTAAGAATAGTCTAATGTGAGTAGGTTTAGAGAAGTCATCAAGTCACCCCATTTTGAACCAAAGGAGATACGCCGTTTGTATCTCTCGATTATGTCCGCATATTCGATACAAGGGTAGGTAATGAAGTGTTATTGTCCCTTGTTATTTTTTTTTTTGAATCGAATACTTAAATAGAATTGAGTTAAGGAGTTTTGGATATGTCAGAGAACAAAGAAAAAGGTTTAGTCCTAGTTAAACCTCATCGTATCCGTGATACTGAAACCATCTCTCGAGTAGGTGGGTTAATGAAAC